CTCTTACCAATATGTAAAGCTGTCTTCCACCAAGGCGTGTGAGACTTGGAATCAGCACCTGAATGACCACCACCATTACTCATATATACACGGTTTAAGGTCTTGGCAGCGTGATCTAATTTCAAAGAATTAGAATGACGCTTGTGAGCTGTTAAAAGTTGAGAAGTTGTAACAACTTCGTAATTCTGTGTAAGAATAACATTAAAACAGACTTCGGCAGGATTGAGTCCATCACAGGCTAGAATAATAGAAGGAAAAGCATTAAGTATGTTTTGGGACGGTTGATCAATATTTCTAAAGTCCCTATTGGAAGGTCCGGCAGGAAACCAAATTTGGGTGGCTCCCTCAAGAGCTGTTCCTGAATAGGAATAATTGTAGTTTGCAACTTCTGTGTACACGGAATAAGCTGACAAATCATCAATTTCAGGAAGACAAGCCGTAGCAAGTCTACCTTTAGCGTTGAGGGGGGCACCAACATAGGCACATTGCATACCCATGCTGACTAAGCGCCATTGGCTGAGTTCTGGCATAGCATCTGTATTATACAGATGATTTCCAAAATCAGAATTAGTGTTAGCGTCGTAGTCGGTTCCATCGACAGAGACTGAAGCGGGAATTCCTCCTACACCGAGGGAGGCTCCATTCAGAATTTCACCGGTTTCCCAAAAGGTTGGGTTAAGACTGAGAACAAAAGTACCTTTAGATGAAGAGGTAACTTCCATAACAGTTCTAACTTGCACTAAAGAAACAGGAAACATACTTAAATCAGGAATCATGACGTTTGGGATAGTTGGATCAAGAATTGAACTGAGATAATCATTCCAAAGAAGATTATAATTCCTACTCTTGCGCTCAACCATACTAAGAGGATTGTTTGATTCATTTTGATTACTAATCCTAGTGCGAGACTGCCTAGATTTGCCATTTCTAGGAGCACGTGCATTACTATTATTAGGGTCCCTACGTTGGGGACGAAAATTATTATGTTGCTCATTTCTCATTAAAGCTACAGATTTGCTTAATTTTTCAACTTGCATTTGCAAGTTGTCAACTTGCCCTTTTGAGGCTTTATTTTTATTATTATTTTTAGACATTTTGTGTTTATATTTTGGGGGTTTGTTGCCAAGAGGAGCCCCCTGGAACAAACTTACCCTCAGATTCTTTAATCATATAGGCTGCTCTTATTTTAGAAATATCAGGAGCAGGAAAATTCATACGATCGCAAAAATCCAACAAAATCGAAATATAATAATCGTCAAAAGGATTACAAACCATTAAGCCAAAGACTCTCTCTTTCAATAATAAAGCGCTTTCATTCATGAAAAGGAGAGATAAAAGCATTTTGTAGGAGTTTCTATAGGGAACAAACTGAAAGTTCTTGCTATCCCAAAATGGAGTACAACCACAATAAGTTGCACTTGTAAAGGGAATTTCATATTTGCCATCTATAGAAATACTAGTGAGCTCAAGAAAAGGAGACATATATTTTTGAATTGTTTTCCAATTCAACTGTTCAGAGGCCGTGATTTTACAATCATCACCATTCATTAGACCTTTATGTGTATTTGTGTAGGTTTTATATGAAGGGACAATACCTTGATCAAAACAGGCACATATGTAAGTATAAGCATAAAGCCTATAATCATGATATGTATTCTTAATCAAAGTTGTAAAAGAGCCGGAAGGATTTCCAGTTTCCTTAAAAACTATCTCTCCTTCAGGAAGAACAGCTAAAGAAGATATCTCATTAGACATAACATAGGATAAAATGTTATAAAAATTTTCATCTTTATATTCATCCCTGATTTGTCCAACAAAACATTCAAAAATGTCAACTATATCTTGAGGCTGCATGGATGCATCAAAAGAGCTACCATCTACGCTTAAGAAAGATTCAGCATGAGTTGATAATTCATTCATACGAATGGAATATTCTCTACCTGAAAAATTCAAACCACAGCTAGACCAAATCATATCTCTATGATTCAGAAAATTCATTTGAAGATCATAAAAGAGTTTGAAAGAAGCAATAAAATGTACAACGCTTCCTCCCCATATAATACGAGAAGAGATAGAATCTAGGACTTTAGATCCTTCTCTGAGTTCCTCTTTTATAAAAATTCTCCATGGTGCGACAGGACGATAACTAAATTCTTTTGATAAACGAAGATAAATATCAAAGTTTTCATCTATAAACTCGAACTTATCTTCGAATCTTCCCCAATTAAAACCACAGCTACCGGTTAAATCAGTCTCACCTAAAGTTTCCCTCAGGCTAGAATCTGGTATAACTTTCGCTGTACCAATAACAGAGAAGTGTTTAAACATCCATTCTTTACTCATTTCCCATTCTTTGACTCTTATTTTTCTATCTTTTCTAAAGTATCTTTTGAATTTGCTCCAAGCAAGATTTCCGTGCATAATTGCTGGTAGAAACAAACATTTATCATAAGATGCTCCAACAGATTGTTTAAAATAAGAATCTAGTTTGAGATTTTTGTAAAGACCTATCTCCTTATAAAAATTTAATACATTCAAGTCAACATGACATTGTGGAATCTGATGCATTTTGTTTGTCTTCCCCACAAGGTTGATTCCTTCCTTGTGGCCACCCAAGCTATTTATCCTTTTGGATAAATAGTTGGCTTCGCTTCCAACCATTTGAGGTTGGAGAGCTAGAAGAGTTAACGAAAATGCTCAGCTATGATCTTTGTTGTAAACATAAGACCATAGTTTTTATTACCATCTGTCATATTATGAATTCCAGCACAGTATGTAGTATCATTTACTCCATATAAAATAGGAGCATTAGAAACTCCAGGAAAGGTGCTACAATTGTAGCCTTTCCCATCATATTGTGCAGTACTCATATGAAAACCCGCACTAAAATCATCCCTAGATTGAGCATAGGGAATAGTAATAAAAAGTCCAGAAGGAACCACAGAAGGAACAAATGATTTAACTTGTTGGGGTTTATTAAAGAAATAAACTTTTTCGGTTTTACCAACAGCGTCTTTCATAATTATGGGTTTCTTATTACATTTCTTGATTGTAGTAGAAAGAATATTATTTGAGCGATTTTTGTAAGTTAATTTAACACTTTCAGAGTCACCTACAGTGTGTTCTGATAACAATGTGTAATTTCCTACAAAGGGGGCTTGAGCCATAACTCCATTTTCAGTTTCCATCAAACCAAAGCAAGGTTCTATCTGAATAGGATTATTACCAGGGATCTTGGCTTGTTTGTGATTACAAGCAATTCTTCTGCCACCCTTCATTTCAAAATGACTTCCATCTTTAGCAAAGATATAGAGGCCATTACTCTTACCATAACATTTCTTCTTACGTGGTCTATATTTAACTTGAACTATATTTAAATCTTTATCTTTTTCAACCTTTGAAGGCTTTGTTTTGTTTTGCTTACCAGAGGCATATCTAACGCGATCTTCTTGATCTACTCTACGATTGGCGTGAGACATTTTCTTTCTTCCTCTAACAATAGAAGCTTTAGTTCTTCTTTTAAGATTAGCTATTTCCCTTTCAAGGGCTCTCAGATGCTTGTTCTGAAGTCTGTTAATTTCTTGATCAAGAAGTTCTTCTTCTTCTTCATCAAACCAATCATTAACAGAAGACGGAGCATCGATTGAGAAAGGTTCTGCATAGCTAGAACGTGTGGCTTCATCAAGGGCACGATTATATACTTCTTCTTCTTTCTTTTTAGAAAGAAGATCATTATAAAAATCATAATGAGAGATATATTTACCTCCTCTATTCATAAAGCTTTTTGAAAGCTTATCCTTATTATTAGCCAAATAACTAGCAAGTTGTTTAGCTGATAACTCCAGAGCTTGATCATCTGGATAAGGAGAATGATTAGATTTAGGAGCTCTCTTAAGTTTTCCACCTCTTTTAGCTTTAGGTTCTCTACCTTGTTTGTAATTTAATTTACAACGTAAAAGCTTTGCTTTATTAGCTTTACTCTGCTTGAGAGTAATTTTAGAAAGCCAAAATAAACACAAAGCAAACAAGATACATGAAATAATAACTAAAAGAACTTTACGTGGTATCTTCAAATTGAATCTTCTATAGACAGAATCTAAAGCTCTCTTTATATCATCAGATATAGCGGCTTTTAATTCATATACTATATCTATAGCACTAGGAAAGAGAGATTCAATAATGAAAAAGAAAGGACTCAAGATAAAATCAATGATACCCTCAGGATCTTCATTGATAAAAATACATCTAACAAAGTACATAAAAGTAGCAAAACTAACATAAGTACTTAAGAAAAGTTTTATGTTTCGGATATTTAAACCCTGTTTCTGAACATTTTCAGTTTCGGGTTTTTCTTCATATTCAGAATCTTCTTCATCTTCAAAGTCTGATTCAAAATCAGAAGTGTATTCTTCATCTTCATCAGGATCAATTTTCTGTTTTCCCTTTTTATCTTCTTTGATAGAAGAACCTTTCTGCAGAGGAGCGGTAAACCTGAAAACTATTTCTTCATCATCATCATCAAGATGACTACGACCTGATAAGAATGAAACCTTATAAGAAGGACCTTTATTATTATCATACTTGGGTAAAACTGAAACTTTTTCAAGAGAATACTTTCTCTTGTTAGTTGAAACTGCATAAAGAGTAGTTCTATCTCCTGCAGAGTTAACTTTCTGATAATTAGGTATTACATTTACAATATCCAAACATTCACTAAAACATTCCTCACACAAAGGATGAATTATACAAGTACCTTTAGATTGATATGTCAAATAATAATTAATATGTTCATTACACATAATACAGGAACCC